TTAATTTTTACAAAAATATTTGACTTAGAGAATTTAAAACCTGTTACAACTATTAACCGTTCGCAACTTATAAGCTATTCGCTTAAAGATAAAACAGTTGAAACGTATTCTAACGCTAAGGTAAGTTATCAAAATCCTGAAGAGGGCGAGGTTGTAAATTTTGAGGTCGATAAATTCCATAACGCTGACGGTATAGAATTTAGTAAAATAGATACATCAGATACGCTAGTTATAAACGATAAGGCAGAGAATAAACAGCAAGCAGAGGCAAAGGCCAAGGCGGCGTTATACGCGGCCAATAGCAACCAGCAAGAGGGAAATTTAACCGTCCAAGGTAACCCGTATTTGGTAGCTGGGAATAATTTTAAACTTACTGGTATGGGTAAACTTTCAGGGTCTTATCACATAAAAGCAAGTACGCACAATATCGACAAGGGCGGTGGCTATACTGTAGACTTGGAAATAAAACGTGTTGGCGGAGCGACGGATGCAGAAAAAAAGGCCCAGCCAGTCGAAATTCAAAAGGATTACAAGGTATCAGAATTTAAAAATCGGGATAATGTTTCGTTTAGTGTGATCCAATAATTATATTTACTTTATGCTAAGATTTGGTACTGTTTCAAATGTGGATAAAGGTAAGGCCCGTGTTAAGTTTGACGACGACGGAATAGTAAGTGCCTGGTTACCGATCATTCAGCCAAGGACTGCTGATGATAAACAAGCAGAATCTCTGGACTTAAACGAACAAGTCGTTTGCTTAATGGATGAGCGTAACGAACACGGCGTAATTTTAGGGGCTATATATAACAAAAAAGCACCAGTACCTGCTGAGGCAGGAACCGATAAATGGGTAAGAAAATTTAAGGACGGAACTATAATTAGTTACGACCGAGGAGCGGCTCATGAATACAAGGTAACAAATGGTACACTAACTTTTAAAATGAATCGTACTGGCGGTTTTGATATAAGCAAAGGGAGCGAAAGCATAAAAAGTATTATTAATGATTTGGCCCAGGCTATTGTAACTAATTGCTCAGGCCCGGGAGGAGGGCCGCTTGTACCAGCTGATTTTATAGCAATACAAACAAGGTTAAATAACTTATTCTTGTAATGTTAGTAAAGGATATAAATTCTAAAAATTGGTCGATCAGTAAAGACGTACAAGGCGAAATAGTTCAGGATTTAGCCGACGTTAACCAATGTATTTATATTATCCTTACAACTGTAAAGGGTAGCGATCCATTTCGTCCAGATTTCGGTTGCGGTTTGTGGGATTACGTAGACAAGCCGTTAAACCTAGCTATACCGAATATGATACGGGAAATAGCTTCGGCCATACAAACGTATGAAACTCGCGTAACAATTGATTCGATTAATTACGAGATATTAAATTTATCTGAAATAAAATTTACAATTAAATGGCTTTCCAATTTTGGAAATTCAGAAACTTCATTAACTGTTAACGGTAAAATATAATGGCAACAGAACCAAATTTTATTGATAGGGACGTCAATACAATTATTGACGAAATGATAGCATGGTACGAAACCGAAACCAATAAGAAGCTACAGCCAGGTAGCCCCGAAAGGTTATTGATAAATATGTTCGCCTATCGGGAAGCACAAATACGTAGCCAAATACAAAGTGCTAGTGTTCAGATGCTAGTATCATTTAGTAAAGCTCCTATACTGGATTTTCTTGCCGAACTGGTAGGAGTTACCAGGCTATCGGCCGCTCCAGCTATTTGCACCATTCAACTAAATTTTGTCGCTACCCATTCAGCTATAACTATCCCTGCAGGGATGCGAATACAAACCCAGGATGGGAAGGTGATATTTGAATTAACAGAATCTGTAGATGTCGATGCTAATCAGGTTACAGCAACGGCTGAGGCTGTTTGTCAGACCTCTGGTGTAATAGGTAACGGTTACCCTATTGGTCAGGTTAGTGTTATTTTAGACCCTCAGCCGTTTTTACAAAGCGCGTCAAACACGAACGTAACGGCGGCTGGTAGCGATATAGAAACCGACGAACAATTAAGGGGCAGGATTAAATTAGCGACATCAACCTTCAGCGTGGCAGGGCCTTCAGGGGCTTATATATATTGGGCGAAGAGCGCGAGTGCTTCGATAATTGACGTAGCGGTTGTAAACCCAGTACCAGGTACTGTTAACGTTTACCCTCTGATTGCTGGCGCGACTGCTACGCCTGTAGAAATTTTAAACGCTGTACAGGATATTTTAAACGACGAAAAAATACGGCCACTTTCTGATACTGTAGTAGTTATTTCACCAACGGCTCAAAATTATACTTTGACCGTTGAATTAACATTATTCCCTGATGCCGTTGTGGATGATACAAGAGCGAAGGTACAAGCAGTTTTAGAACGATTTACACAAACTACCCAAAAGAAATTAGGAAAGAATATAACCAAAGCGAAGTTAACAGCACTATGTATGCAGGGAGACGAAATAGACACTATAAACGAAGTTTATAGTGTAGCGTTCCCAGGATTTTCCGACGTAATGGTAAGTCCTACCCAATACGGTTTATGTACTGATATAAATATCTCAATAGTGGGAACTAATGAGTAATATTTTAGCTACAGGTATAGGCGATAAAGATTTTATTAAGGCTTTCGACAAAATGATTGAAAGCCGTATGAATGCTATTGACCTGACGCCGCTATTAATTTACTTGGTCGATATTGCGCCATCGGAAGCTCTTTACCACTTGGCCGATCAGTTTAACGTATTAGGTTTTAAGGGATGGTTTCTTTGTTCTAACGACGACGAACGACGATCCTTAATCAAAAGAGCCATAGAATTACATCGTTACAAGGGTACGCCTTGGGCCATTAAAGAGGCGTTAAAATCTATTGGTTTCTACGATGCTAAAATACAGGAACACGCTGGTGGGATATTCTACGACGGAGTTAACGATTATAACGGGATGTCTGTTTACGGCGGAGGTGGTTGGGCTACATTCAGGATACAGCTTTTAGACCTAGGAGAAACTAAGGGTATTTCAACTGAAAGCTTGGCTACTATTATACAAATGATTAACGAGTATAAAAACGCCCGGTCTACGCTGATAGGGATATTATTTTATGCTACAGTTTCAGATATTATAGAGCCTAACGACGACGATTTAATAGGGGAAATACAGACTGACGAGGTAGACGAATTATTTGGGCTTTCAATCCTTTATAACGATTCATACAAATATGACGGAACCCAGCTATATAGCCAAAGTATAGAGGAATTCGATATTACTTTAGAATATCAGGAACTTACAGATAATAATTCGACACCACAGGATTTATATTTTGAAATAAAATTGATAAATTTAGCGGAAGAAGTTATTTTACACGAAATAGAGGATAACAGTTAATAATTATTTCCTATGAAATCTAACGACAAATTAGACGGGTTAAAAGGGATTTTTACTCTTAAAATTATTGATAAAAACGGTAAGATTATAGAAGAGTACGAGGATAGAAATTTAATAGTTGACAAAGCTAAATATAATATGGCTCGCCTTATAAGCTCTGCGGGTAATAACTATTATATAAACACAATTGCTTTTGGTACAAGCACAGTCCCGCCTTCATCTAATGACTTAACGATTACTGGCGGGATTTCTAAAGCTATATCCGCCGTTGTTTATCCTGACGGTACAAGTGTACGTTTTGACTGGACGTTAGAGCTTAACGAAGGTAACGGGATCGCGATAACTGAATTTGGTTTGAAAAGTCAAAACGGAGACCTTTTCGCAAGAAAAACGCGTGCAGCGATTAATAAAGCCTCTGACTTCAGAATAGAAGGAAGTTGGCGAATATTCTTTTAATGAAATTAAAATTTTACTATGGCAAATTTACCTGAATCTTCAACCTGGGAAACTGGGATTTATCAGATAGAAACAACCGATGCCGTTATAGGCGGGGTTAATGGTATTTCTAATATACAAGGTAAGCAGTTAGGAAACCGTACAAAGTATTTATACGATCAGTTAGGGTTAACAAATACGGCACTTACCACACTGGATGGTACAGTAAATAACCACGAAACCAGAATACAGTATTTAGAAAACTCAGGGGTTGGAAGCCACGGAGCGAACAACTTTATAAAGGGCGTAAATACTCTTACGCCTTCAGGAGGTTCTGTTTCAATACCTGCGGTCGATGTAGGGGAATTAAATGTAATTAACGTAAACGCAAGCGCGGTCGTTGTTACCCTTCCTAGTTATTCGGTTCTTACTATAGGAGATAAAATTTTTGTTGTTCTTATAGCTACAAATCCTATATACGATGAGGCACAAGTATTTTTTTCACCAGCTAGCGGTCAAACAATCACTGGAGATGTTAACCATTACATACCAGGCGATCACATTGAATTTACGTTTAGGGGAACCATAAATGGATGGGTTGTTTCTTCTCGTTCTAAAAAAATGGATGGAATTGTAGGGGAAATAAGGGCGTTTTCAACTTCTACGCCGCCTCCTGGCTGGTTAGAGGCTAACGGTGCTGCGATCAGTAGAACAACATATGCCAAATTATTCGCAAAAATTGGCGTTACTTGGGGTGCTGGAAACGGAACGACGACGTTTAATATTCCTGATACTCGCGGATATTTCCTAAGAGGTTGGGACAACGGAGCGGGCGTAGATACTGGAAGGGTATTTGCTTCTACGCAAGCGGATTTATTAAAGAATCACACCCACAACTATAATACTAAAGGCGGTACTATGCCGCAATCTGGTAACGATACACAATGTTGGGTACAAGATAGCACGGCGGTTACCGGAGGTGTTAACGACGGCTTGGGCGGTTCTGAAACCAGACCGAAAAACATTGCGGTAATGTTCTGTATAAAATATTGATAAGCCATGAATAAAAAAACAGTATTTCAATATCATCCTGAAACAAAAGTATATTTAGGTGAAACGTTCGCTATGCCTTGCCCTGTTTCAAATCCTGAAGGGGACGAAAAAAAAGACTGGATAGCACCAGGGTATACAACCGAATTACCTCCCTTAGAACATAAGGATGGTTACGTTGTGGTTTGGAAAGAAGCCCAATGTAAATGGGATTACATGGAATTGCCAAAGCCAGAAGTTAATGAAGAAGAAACGAAGGAAGAGGAAACGCCCGAAGAGGCTGCACGCAAAAAACGTAATAAACTTTTAAGGGAATCTGATTTTACACAACTGGTAGACGTTTACGCGTCTATGACTGAAGAGGAAAAACAAGCTTGGATAAATTACCGCCAGAAGCTTCGAGACATACCATCTCAAAAGAATTTCCCAAATAAAATTAATTGGCCTAAAGCACCGACAAAGTAAATTACCGCTAATAACATTTATTATGAAAGCTACTTTACCAATAATAAAAAAATTAGATTTCCCAGAAAGCCAGTATATAAAACAAGCCCAGAAAAAGAATAAAATTGTTTTACATCATACAGGAAGTGGGCGGGGTGCTACAGGGGATTATAAATATTGGCTAAACGACCCGAAACGTATAGCTACCTGTGTTATCATAGACGCTGACGGGGTTTGTAATCAGTTATACAGTTCTGAATTTTGGGGCTTTCATATCGGACGCGGCATTGAATCGTTAGAGCGCGAAAGTATCGGTATTGAAATAGATTCTTGGGGAGGCCTTACCTTTGACGAAAAGAATAAGAAATTTATATCATATACAAATACACCAGTACCAAAGGAAAATGTAATAGAGTACGAAAAAAGTTTTCGCGGTTATAGATTTTTCGAGCGCTATACCGACGATCAATTAGAGGCGACCAGGAAGTTATTAATTTACTGGAACGAGAAATACGGTATACCAATAACTTATCGTGAAGATATGTGGGACGTTTCACTAGCGGCACTGAATGGAGAGCCTGGAGTTTTTTCTCATTGTTCGTATAGAAAGGATAAAAGCGATGTGCACCCTCAGCCAGAATTAATTCAAATGTTAAAATCATTATAAACTTGCTAGCCTAGTCAAACAAGTAATGGTGGCAAACTAAACTATTTTATTATGGACAAATTTTTAAATAAATACTTCCTTAAAATCGTCGGAACGGTTATTATGGGGCTTTGCATTGCTCACGCGTTCGGTGCTCTTACA